AATGTGTAGCCAGACAAAGTGCAAAGCTTATCAAGTGCGCCCTCAATTTTCTGAATGTCAGTCTTCAAGCGCGGGTCAGAGATAGTTGTACTATAGGCAATAACATCACCGTCCGCGTGGAAATCACCATCAGCCTCAAGACGAGCGCGCTCACCGCCGTTTACAACGAAGCTTGTGTGTGAGTTGTCTGACCAGAAAATGTAGTCTCCACTGTCTGGGCCAACATGTGTTACATCGCCACGAAGGTCGGCCTCAATGGAAATTGTCACATCTCCAGTCGAGCCACTTACGTCTATGCCGGCACCTGCAACATTGGTTGCAACGTAGTTGCCTGTGGTGTCGGTGCCGAGAGTGACAGTGCTCAGCGTGGCGATTGAGCCAAGGCCGAGAGAGGTGCGAGCAGTAGCGCCAGATTCGGCTACAAAATTTGCGCCATCACCAACAATAAAGTTGCCATCTGATGGTGTAAGCCCAGCAATATCAGCAAGCTGTGCATCATATGCCTGAACATCCGTTCCGATTGTCAGCCCAAGAGATGTGCGCGCTGTAGCGCCGCTCTCTGCAACCCATGCAGAGCCATTGCCCACGATGATGTTGCCGTCTGTAACAGCAAGGGCAGCAATCTGGTCTAGGTTTGTATCCCAAGCCTGAACATCAGAGCCAATTGCAACGCCGAGGTTTGTGCGCGCTGTGCTTGCGTTGGCAAGATCAGAAAGGTTGTTTGCAATTTGCAAAGCATTTGCGGATACAAAGCCATCGCTAAGCTCAGCAACAGCAGCACCTGAGCCTGCGCCATCGCAGTAGAAGATTGCGCTGTCGCCATCAGCAATAGTCACGTTGCTGCCAGAGCCCTGAGTAAAGATTGCACTTTCACCAGAGCTATTCTTTACAACAAACACACGCTTTGCATCATTTGGCGAAATGGTAATTGTGTTTGTCCCTGTCGGAGCACCACCAAGAATCAGAGCGGCATACTGGCCCTCGGACTCTGTGCCGTCAGAAATGGACAGAGTGTAGGTTGTTCCAGAAAGAGAAATAGTCCCGGCCTGAGATGTAAGGCGGTCAACGATTTCAAGGTTTGTATTAGTCGTCTGTCCCCAAGTGCCCGACTGTTCGCCGTCAGCGATCAGTTCGATGCCGGAACCTGTATATGTGCTAGGCATATGTTAGAACCCTATGCTGCGATTTCAATCCAAGTCGTGCCCGGGTCAGGAACAATCTTACCCCACACTGTAACTTTGCCTATTCTACCCGTTGCGGATACACCAGTCAACGCAACAACGGCTGTTCCTGTAACGGACACACTGCCAAGTTCTGATGTTGCAGATACTCCAGTTGTATCGACATCCGCGTTCGCCAGAACAATTACACTTCCAACAGAAGCTGTAACCTCCAATCCTGTAGCCGGAACATTCGCTGTCCCAGTTACTGTTACCGCTTCAACAAGTCCGTTATTTGCAAATGTAGTAGAGCCGTTTGCTCCATCAAAGTGCAATAGGACAGGAGTATTGTCATCTGCTGTATATGCGGATGTAGGCGGAGTGAAATCATTCGCTCCATATCTATCTACATCCGAAACGCGAAGCTCATCTATATAGCCCGCCCAATTATTTGAGCCGCTGAAGTCAGAGCCAATGTGTATGCTTGCGGCAGAAGCTGTTACGCCGAAAAGAGAACTACCTTCTTCAACGCCATTTACAAAAACCCTAAAGGTATTTCCAAATGGGTCTCCCCTAGTGACAGCAATGTGCACCCAAGTATCTGCAGAAAACACACCATTGATGTTGAATAGCGTCCCGTTGCCTCGAAGAACTAATAGGTTATCCGAGGCCTGTCTAAGAGCTATTGCATTGTTAGATGTAGAATCTCTGCCATCAAAGAAGACTGCGTCTTGAGTGGCGTTGGCCGGCCTTACCCACATATCTACAGTAAATGGATCACTGCTAAAGTTGTATGCTTCTTGAGACTCCAGATAATCTCCGGAGCCATCCAAGAGCAAGCTTGCCCCGCCAAACTTTGACTGGGCCGTGGATATTTGAGCGTCCCCGAACCCGGAGAAAGTAATAGGAGAAGGCAGCAGAGCGCGCGCACTCACGCCAATTGGAATAATATTTGCAGTTCCGACAACGCTGACCGTGCCAATAGATGCGGTTGCTTCAAGGCCGGTAGTCGGAACCTCTGCACTAGCATCAATTACAACAGTGCCTAATGCGGTAATTCCCTCGACACCAGTGACCTGAAGGTCTGCGGCCTTAACCTGCCCAACCTGCCCTGTCATTGCAGGTGATGTAGGTTTAACAATAGTTTGAGCGGCAGCGTTTACAACGCCGAGCTCTGCTGTGGCCTCAACGCCAGTAACAATGCCAAATGCATCAGTAATTACGCGCTCTGTTCCAAGCGCTGTATCGCCTTGAACGCTACCAAGGGATAGATTGCTATCTGCTGTAATACTAACAGAACCAACTTGACCAGTCGCAGCCAAACCAGTTTCTGGAACATTTGCATCTGCAAAGATAGATACCGACCCAACAGATGTTGTGCCGGATACACCTGTTGGTCTTACGATATCGCCAACACCAACATTAACTGGAGGAATTGCTCCGGCTGCTTGGCCCCAGCCACCTTCAGCCCAAGTGCCTCGACCCCAACCAAATTTGCGGTTGGTCTCACCGACTACGCCTGTGACCGATACGATCTGCGGGGCCGGCGAGCTCCAAGCGCCTACAGACCAAGCCGCGCGACCCCAACCATTTAGGGTGTCATTAGCCACCGGCTTGGCCCTCCGTTATTAAGCGATGCGAATGATCGCGTTGCTTGCGTCCGCAGTTGGGAACTGAATCGTAAATGTTCCGGACGTAGATGTTTTGTCCGAGCCAAAATCCAGAACAGCAACAGAAGGATCACCTGTTGCAGTGTCATTGTAAATCAATGCGCCCCGTGCAGTGATTGTCGCAGTAGTAAACGACAAATCTGCAAAGTCAGTAATGGCAGTAGTTCCAGTTGCCGTAGGGGTTACATTAGTCAATGCACCACCACCGGCTACATATGAACCGGTATTGCCTACTTCGTTAGTTGCGGTATAGGCAGTGGTAGTAGCGTCTAGGGTTGCTGTTGCTGTGTAGAGCGCGAGCTTAAAGGTGTTGCCACCAGTGGAAAAGTTATGAACACCCTTCAAGAGTTCTACCTTGAACGATGTGCACATTGCGTTGCCAGTAAAGGCCATATCACAGTCTCCTAAGCTGATCAGCGAGATCGTGGAATCCCGCATCTCTAATCTGAGCGCACATCGTGGCTCTGTCTTCTTGCATTGCCATCTTAATATACTGCAGCACTATTTTCAACATAGCGTCTCGGTAAGCTACAGCTTGCTGTTTGATGGCAGGATGAGCGTTTTCTGATACAGATATTAGCTTATCAACGCACATTTCGGCAATAGCATCTGGCGAGTGACCGCCTTTATCTGATGTTATCACATTAAAGTCGAAATCAGGAGCCTGTACTTTAAGATTAAACATGGTTCATCCTTTATACAAAAGGCCATCTAATGGCTCTGGTGGCTCTGAAAATTTAGAGCTTTGCGTTACAGAAAACTGTCCGTCTGTGATATCTAAACGCAAAGGATCATCTAATCGATGATATCCGTACAATCTTTCTTCTGGAGGAATATCGGTATCCATCAAGGAAGATGTTGGCGAAATAACAACAGCACATCCCTTACTGTTCAGAACACCAATCCAAAACTCCACACAAGCTCGACCTGCCTCAGCGACATATACATTTTGGCGATAGGAATAATCTAAGCCAAACAAGTGTAGCTCTGATACACCAGTAGCAGCGGCAAATCCCATTGCATAGGCAGGAGTGTTATTAAAGTAGTAGTGACCAGTCTTTTGCATTACTTCTTGCAGTGGGAAATCTACAACGCTAGGGCAACGCTCGTCTTTCACACAGCTATAAATTGGGAATGCTTGCTCTTCGGTGATTACACCGCACACAACATTTTTTTGATTTCCAACAACATCTTCATCCAAAAAACGAGATGGTGGATCAAGCATAAACATTCTATTGCAGGGGAATACACCCCCAGTTGCATTGATTGTCCAAACCTCATCATACTCTATCGAGTTGCAACGCGCAGTAATATATGCGCCAGCAGATGAGCCCATTGCGACAATAGCAACGCGCTTCCCTTTTAGATCAGGTAGTTCCATAGTCTTCCCCTTCTTTAGTCTCACCCGTTACTGACGGATAAGCTCGCCATCGCGATAGTTGTCCCGCATGCTGCGGATGCCAACACCACCAAGCTGCTGCATAGCTTCCTGATATCTATCCCCATAGAGAGCAAGAATATCTGCTTCGCCTTTCATGTAGGTGTAGGCTTCGATCAGAGAGCCGTACAACAACGCGGCCTCTGCATTGTCGCCAAGCCAAGATGTCCCGGCTACAACAATGGATATTGGATCATAGTAGTAGTGAAGCTCGACTGTGTAGTCCGCATCTGGCGTTGGGCCCAAAATAAAGTTGCCGCTTGCGCCAGTAGTATCTCCATCGAACTGACCGTAGTACACAGGTAGTCCTTGAGTGGCAGATGTTGGATAGGCTTCCCTGATAAAGTTTACATCTTTATCAAGAAGATAGCTGTAATTGCCGCTGCCATCGACAACAGCAATAGAAAACACAGACAAGAAATCAGACGGACGAGCAAGATATTGATTCCCGCTTGAAGTAGAAGCGGTCACATTCTTACGGAGCTCCGGGATCATTACGGAACGGTAAATCCTTTCCTCTGCCTGCTCGACAAAGTTAGGAATCTGAGAAACAAAAGATGATTCTTGGTTCTCAGTATAGTCCTTAATGGCCTGAACCAGTTCCGAGTAATTCATTTTTTAGCCCCGGCTGTAGTTGCCGCCTCTGGTTGCTGCGCCCATGCCACGGCATGTTCCGCCGTTCATCATTTTTTTAATCTTGCCGCCATAGCTGCGGCGCTGTGGCATAAGGGATTCCGCATCACGCGCTTCACGCTCTGCCGCACGATTGCCACGCTCTGCTGCTGCGCGCTCTTCAGCCATGATTTCTATTTCACGGGGGCGGCGGCGTGGAACTGGAGATTTTTTAGGAGCGGGCATATCGACCTCACGAAGTTGTAATTGTTACGGTTCCTACTGAACCTACCATATAAACAAGTGGATTCCCAACGGGATTCCAACCAAACAGCCCACGGCTTTCGTCCAAGGCTGTATCTGGTCTTGGGTTTCTTAGCGACTGCGGATCAACAATCTTTAACCGGCCAAGAAAATTTTGCGGCTGATCCGGATCAACCACATCATTCCCAACACGGAATCCTGTTCGCTGTCCGTCTTGGTACTCCCAGACGAGTTCATTGAGCGGGTAGCGAAACCCGGTTCTGTCACAGTATCCGTATGCATATTTTCCACGGGCATAGCTCAAATGTAAGAACTCCACGGCGTAATATGGAATGAGGCTCTAGTTTCATCTTCAGCAGCAGCCATCTGGAATTGGCGCTCATACTCCTCACGAAGAGCCTGAGCTCGCCCAGAAGCCTCTGGCTTCTTCATTGCGATCTGAAATGCCAACCCAGAAACAAGAGCAGGCACAAACCGTGGTGGCACACCAGCGCTCCCTGAGATGCCGCTGGAGAGTCCGTCTATGCCTTTCAGGCGGTAGTAGAACAAAGTGTAGTCAGAGGACTCTGGAGCCGGCCACAGAGTCGCTGTGACGCTGCTTACGCCTCGATCCACATAAATCTGTGTTGGACGACCCTGAATGTTCTTGTTGGTCTGCTGTGCATATGTAGAAACGCTAATCCGCTCAAGCGCTGTATCAACCTGATTAACACCAGTACCTGTACGCAGCTGGTGCTCAATTAGATCAATTGTATCCGTTGGCATCGTATATGTTTCGGTTCCGGCAGTAAGCGCCTGAGTTCCAGACTCAATGGTGAACATATTAAGTCCACGGTTCTGCCACTCTAGGGTAAGCATATTGAGGCTACGGCGAGCGGTGCGCAGGTCATAACCCGTACGCATTTCTAGGCCGGCGCGCTCATACGCCTCTTCAAACAATTCTGCGAGATCAGGCGTTACTACAGCCATATTAAGGCCTCCGGAGCATGCCGCCGATGCCCATCATCAACGGGTTTTGTGCACCAGATATAGCATTTTGAATGCTTGAATACGAGGTGCCATATGTTGGAACTGGCAAGCTTCCTATTGTAGTCGGCGTTGGTGGGGGTGGAGCCACCACTGACGGTGGGGCTCCCGGAATTGTAGGCCTTGGAGGCCAAGGCAAATAAGATGGCCACCAAGCAGGTTTTTCTCCCGGAATCTCGGTAGGTACAGTTGACCCCGGTGTAGTCGGTTGGGTGCCCGGTGCCACCTCACTGCTAGGCCCATAAGATGGATCATTATCCAATCTGGATTGTTCAATCATTTCCTGCATAACGCGAGCTTGTTGAGCTTCTAATTGCCTACCGTAGTCTGTAAGCTCTCCACCAATGCCATAACGTGGAGGAAATGAGCTAGCAGGGCGCATGTGCTTCATGAAACCAGTAATTGCTCTTCCAGCTATTCTGCCCGGCATAAGGTTGCCAAGAATACCCATGATGCCTTGCGGCTCTTGAGCAGCAGCCATAGCCGCTTGATTAAGTGCAAGCTTTTCCTCCAAGCCCGGAGTCCCTGCAGCAGCCATACCAAGGTTTACTTGCCCATAGTTCGGATATGTCTTTCCGGCTCCATATGGCTTTGTGATGACATCCATGCTCGCATCACCGGGGCCACGAGCCCAATCGCGTTGGCTTAGAGGTGGTTCGTTATTT